ATTTCTGGGAAGAAAATTATTACCCTGAAGAGTACAATCAAAATAAAGAAGAAAAGGAAAAATCTCGTGAATACAATTTGCGTGAAGCAGAATATTATAACAAACGTACTGAACTAGACGCTATTTCTCGCAATGATTCCTCTCGGATTGAGTATGGGGGTGGTTGGATCTATGAGTCCCCTGACGGCGGTGAGACCGTAACTAAACGTAAAATCGGATCTACAGAAAAAACTGTCGTTAAAGGAGGTAAAGTAAAGAAGTGGATTCTACCTGTAGAAGAAGTCAGAGATGAAGATACTGATGAAGATATTTACTGTGTAACATTCCCTGATGATCTTTTAGAAGCAGCAAATCTGAAAGAAGGTGATCAAGTGGAGTGGGTTGATCTGGGTGAGGGCTCTTATCGTCTTGAAAAGGTTGTCAAAACAATTGGAATGGATGAGTGTTAATGTATACTATTAAGTTTCTCGCTCCAATTCTTGGGGGTCTTTGTTTTTCTAATTTTATGGAGAAACAAGGAGAGGTTTGCAACATTAGACAAACTCCCCCATCTACAGTAAGATATGCTAAACAGGATCCAGAACACGCTTGTTATCGAGAAGGTATTTTTTACCCACGATGCGCTGATTATGATGATCCTGAAGTCAGACGTTATCACAATCTCTTAAAATCACAAAATGACTAATTATGATAAACTCATTGATTCTATATCAAATGAAATCTATCTCTTGAATGTTTCAAATGAAAGTTGGAACGAAGAAGCATCAAAGAAAACATCTAGAAAAATTTTAGAAATTGTAGAAGAATTTCAACAAACTCGATCAAACACTAAGATTTAATTATGGCACTATCAGAATCAGTAGAAAATAGTTTGAAAGAAGCTGAACAAGCTTTGCGTAATGCTCTTTCATATGCTGCAAGACAAGAGAAACCTTTCGTTGGTAAACATATTGCAGAGTTGATATTTCAAATTGATAATCTAATCAGTGCTGATGCTCTGATTGATAAATTGGAAGAAAGAATGAATGGCGATGAGGATACTAAAAGAGGTCGTTGGGGTCCGTTTGGATCTTAACTAGATATTGATAGCTCATAAAAAAGTTATGCATGAGTTACCTATAGAACCATACAAAACAATATTGGTTTTAAATTCTAGTTATGAACCAATCAACTTTACAAACTGGAAACGAGCAATTGTTTTACTTTTAAAAGAAAAAGCACAAGTTCTTTCAAGTAGAGTCATAAGACTTTTAGACTATGTAAAGTTGCCTCTATCCAAAATTATGAATATTGCTCCATCTCGATCTATGATTTATAGAAGAGATAATAATACTTGCCAATATTGTGGTGTTAGATCTAGACTAACCATAGATCACGTCATTCCTCGTTCTAAAGGCGGTGAAGACACCTGGGAAAATTTAGTAGTAGCCTGCTCCTCATGCAATACCAAAAAAGGAAATATGCTTCTTGAACATACGGGTATGAAATTGGCTCGTAAACCCAGAGCTCCTGTCAATAAAATCATTTTTGACCTTGAAAGAACTAATGTCGAAGAGTGGAGACAGTATCATTATGGATGAAAAACAACCCAACGAATTCGGTAAAGCCCTTCAGGAGTGGTGGGACTCTGATGCATGTAAAGAACTTCAGAAGAAAAATGAAGAAGCAAAGCAACGTGCAGTAGGAAAGTATTTCATGCTTTCTGAAGAAGATAAAGTTGATATGGTGCAGGCAATCTGCTACATTATGTGTAAGGCAGAAGAAGAAGGAACAAGTCACCGTGGACTTCAGGATTCTCTAGGCATTTATCCTGTAGGGTTTTGGGTGGATCACCTGATGGATGTCCATAATGCACTATGGTCTTATTATAATGATAAAAAACAAGAAAAGGAACTTCAAGATGATCTTGAGTCTTTGGAAAAATTTATAGATAATTAATTGTTACATCTATGTAACGCAATCCCAAAGAAATTATTAAGTCTACTAGATAGTATTAGATTGTGTGTTAGAATTTGAACACAATCAAACGGGAGACCTATGACCTACTCGCAGTCCAGTACTCAACCTCTTTCGGACGAAGAATGGAAAGAACTCGTTGCCCTCAAAAAGGCCATCAACACTCATCCAGCTTCAGTTCACCCGGAAAAAATGGAACTTTTTACTGAATTGCTTGTACGATCTTGGGACGCAAAGTGTGATCCCCCTAATACAACAGTATGGCGTACCGGTCATCCAATGAATGAGTAGTATATATTGACACAACTAAGATTTTGGTGTATTATTTACTATAAATCACAATTCTAAATATTACAAAATATCACAGGATGAAATGAAATTTACTGTATATTCCAAACCAGAATGCCCGTATTGTTATAAAGTCAAACAGGTTCTTGAATTATGTGGAAAAAACTTTGTTGTGTATACTTTAGGGGAACACTTCACTAAAGATGAATTTTACGCTGAATTTGGAAAGGGATCTACTTTTCCTCAAGTAGTAATGGACGATAAACATCTGGGTGGATGTAGTGATACAATTTCATACTTAAAGGAACTTGCAGTTATTTGAGTATGAGTGAGCCAAAAGAGCTTCACATAAATAGAGGTGTGGAATTATTGTTAAGAAAAAGGAGGAGAGAACCTGAAGCACCAAAAACGTTTCAATTTAGTTTTGGTAAAATGGTCTCTCTCTTCAAAAGAGAGATTCATTTTTATCTAAACTTTTCATTAGATATCAGAAAAAAGTAATCTCTCGGAGGTATATCCATGACAACACCATTAGTTGCCATCTTTTGTTTAATGTCACTAATGTTCTTGATGATTGGTGGTATAGTTGGATGGTTATGGAAAGAACATGTGGTATTCTCCACCCCTCAACAAGTATTTGCTCATCCAGAAATGTTTGACAACAATGGGAATATTATTCCTGATGAAATAATTGCCGTACGATTTGAAAATAGCTATGACGACTACGAAGAAGACGACGACTAGTAGTAGTAGAAAACCCCCATCAACAACTACTAAAAAACCAGTCGCAAAAAAGACAACGACTCCTAAAATCACAAAACCTGCAGAAAAGATCGAACTGAGTCCTAGTTCTTATGTTCATGAAATTTTTGCTGCTGTTGTTGCAGAAAGAACCAAAGATAAAAAAATTGGTATTCTTCAACAATATAACGAAAATTTCATTAAATCTCTTTTGATTTGGAATTTTGACCCAAGTATTCAGTCAGTTCTTCCTGAGGGTGATGTTCCTATCCAATCCAAGGAAGACGCAGAAAAAAATCCATCTTCAAACATTCGTAAAGAATGGTCTAAGTTTTTTAACTTTGTAAAAGGTGGTAATGATGCAATGAATAAACTTCGTAAAGAAACGATGTTTATCAATATGTTGGAGTCTTTTCATCCAGGAGAGGCTGAAGTGTTGTGCCTTGTAAAGGATAAGAAGTTACAAACTAAATATAATATTACCAAAGAACTTGTTTCCGAGGCGTATCCTGATATTCAATGGGGGAATCGTTCCTGAGATGGGTAAAGGTATTAATATTATTCATGTGAATTGTGACCCATCTGTAGCTAAAGATATTTCTCTTCCAAGAGATTCCTATCTGGTAACTTATGGGGATGACAATGAAGAACGATTTGATGTCGTTCAAGGACTCCAAAGTGATATTTTTGATCACTATTGGGACAAATATCGTGATTTTAGAGGAATGAAATGGACAGAGGGAAAAGCGAACCCAAAGATGTGGAACTATCAACCACCAGAGAAGAAAAAGAAAAAGTAATCTCTGGTGATATGAACATCGAGATGAATCTTGATGCAATTAAAGATGTGAAAAAGCAGTACAAAAAAATCAAAAGGTATATGCGATCTTCTATTTTCACTGTAGCCATGATGGATGGAAACGAAAAAATTGTAAACCGTTTACTAAAGGACCAGGAGGATAATCCTACATAAATGGGAAAACACTATCTTCTTAACTTATTTGGATGCTCATTCGCTCATTTGAACGATGAGCATTTTCTTATGGATCTTTTAGAAAACGCAGCTGCAGCAAGTGGTGCAATTGTATGTCAAACTATCTTTAAAAAATTTGATCCACAAGGAGTTACGGTATTGTGTTTGTTATCCGAAAGTCACATAAGTATTCATACATGGCCAGAATCTGGTAAAGCCGCATGTGATGTGTATACTTGTGGAGATTGTAATCCAAAAATTGGGTGTGATATAATCATTCAACAACTAAATGCAACAAATCATACCCTAAGTTATATTGAAAGGTGATATAATTAGATTCTAAATAATCCTATATGGAGATTACCCATGCTCTCTACACAATATCGCCTGCGCTTAGAAGGCATCTGCAGAAAAATTGTCTTAGGTGAAGCGGTAGGTTTAGAAGAAATGATCTGGGCAGAGAAGTTAGCAAAAGCTAATCGCACTGCTGGCACCATGCTACGTCAAGCAAGACGCAAAGCAGAAAACCCAGACATGCAAGATGGTGATATGGATGACTTTTTAAATCAACTTGATATCGGTGGTTTAGGTCATGAACGCTTTGGTAAACGTGGTTTTGATAGTATTGATGATATGGTTGACTGGTGGACTGATGGTAGAGATAAACCAGATGACTGGAGGCAACGTGACTGATGACTTACGAAGAGTTTGTTAATAAAAGTTCAGAACATTATATGGATATGGTGCGATTGATTGATATTAAACAAAAACATCGTATGAAACTCACCGAAGAAGAAAAAGAAATACATGCACATATCATGGAGTTTCAACAACAAACGAAGCTAAATGAGTTAAGAGATAAGTTTGAAAAGTGTTTTGAAATAGAAGAATGAAACACACTATAATACTTTCACTTTGTTTTCTGCCACTTGCGATAATCTATGTTATAATGAAAGTATCTGTCTGGTTGTCCTCTAGCGTATCAGAAGTCAATTATGTCCGAGAAGATTCCAAACGAGAACACGGACCCTACGTGGAAGACCCATATGGAGATTCTGATGAAGAGAATGAAACAAACTGAGATTGCGGAGAAAATAGATAAAGCCTTGTTTGAATGGTATTTTGAGAGAGGGATGGAAGTGCCAGATTGGAAAACCCAAAAAGATCCTCAATGGTGGAAAGATTACTTAAAAGAACTTGAAGAAGAGTAGGTATAAATTTTTGTTAAGGTTTCCTGAC